GTGTTCCAGTGGAACGCGCAGTACCAACAAAACCCCACTGCCGAGGAAGGTGCCATAATTAGGCGTGAATGGTGGCAGAAATGGGAGAAAGACGACCCTCCAACCTGCGAATACATCATTATGACGCTTGATGCCGCTGCCGAAAAGAACAACCGAGCTGACTTTACTGCGCTTTTGACGTGGGGTGTGTTCTCTGATGACCGGTTAACTGAGGGTAACAACCACATTATCCTGCTAAATGCGATTAACGTCCGGGTAGAGTTCCATGAGCTAAAGGAGTTAGCCCTACGGGAGTGGCAAGAGTGGAGCCCGGACTCGTTCATTGTCGAGAAGAAATCCAGTGGTACCCCGCTCTTCCAAGAACTACGTAGGATGGGTATTCCGGTGCAAGAGTTTGTGCCACACAGGGGTACTGGGGATAAAATAGCGCGAATTAATGCAGTTTCAGACATTGTTAGGTCCGGCATGGTTTGGTATCCCGCAGGTAGAAAGTGGGCCGAAGAGGTGATTGAGCAAGTGGCGTCGTTCCCCGCTAGTGCACACGATGATATGGTTGACTGCACGAGTATGGCGCTGGCAAGGTTCCGAAATGGTGGGTTTATACGGTTAAGTACCGACGAACTAGATGAAATCACGTACCCGAGAAAAGCGGCGTACTATTAACTTAAGGATATGTCATGGCTATTGAAAAAGGTTTGTACGCAGCCCCGCAAGGGATGGAAAATATGTTGGGCGAGGATATTCCTGAGTTGGAGATCGAGATTATTAACCCTGAGATGGTAACGCTAGATGATGGGTCAGTTGAGATCACAATCATTCCGGGGGATGAAACAGGGGATGAGGATTTCGATGCTAACTTGGCGGAAAGTTTGGATAATGGGGTGCTTGCGGAGTTGTCGGGGGATTTGATCCTTGCCTATGATAACGACATCGCTTCACGCAAAGACTGGGAAGAAACCTATACCGAAGGCATTAAGCTGCTGGGCTTAAAGTATGAAGAGCGTACTGAGCCGTGGGAAGGAGCCTGCGGTGTACACCACCCGATGATTGCTGAGGCCGCAGTGCGGTTCCAAGCAGAAGCTATTATGGAGACATTCCCAGCCAGCGGTCCAGTACGCACAAAGATTATCGGTCAGAGTGACCGTAAAAAGCAAGAGGCCGCAGAAAGAGTGAAGGCGGATTTAAATTACCAGCTTACGGAAGTTATGCGTGAGTACCGGTCTGAGCACGAGAAGATGCTGTGGAACCTACCGATCGCAGGTAGCGCGTTCAAAAAAGTGTATTACGATCCCACTATTGGACGGCAAGTCTCCCTGTTTATCCCAGCAGAGGACGTAGTTATCCCTTACGGAGTATCAGATATATCCATGTGTGAGCGTATCACACACCGTATGCGTAAGACTAAAAATGACATATTAAAGTTACAAGAGTCTGGCTTCTACCGTGCAGACATAGATATCGACGACACGCCCACCATACAGACTGACCCTGTTCAGAAAGCCAAAGACCGTGAAAGCGGGTTTAGCGCAACCTATGACGACCGCCCCCTACTGCTAGAGATGCACGTTGAGCTGGATATTCCGGGCTTTGAGGATGTAGATAGCGATGGCGAGCCCACGGGTATTCCCTTACCTTATGTCGTAACAATCCTGAAAGACTCGGGTGATGTGCTGGCTGTTCGCCGTAACTGGGACCCAGTACCTAAAAAGACTGAGGGCAACCGCGCAGCGCAAATAGTATACAAGCGCCCTAACCAGTACTTCGTGCATTACCAGTACGTGCCGGGTTTTGGGTCATACGGATTTGGTTTGGTGCACTTAATTGGTAACTCAGCCAAGTCAGCAACGGCTATTACACGTCAGTTGGTTGATGCAGGTACGCTATCTAACTTACCCGGTGGTTTAAAGACTCGGGGCCTACGTATTAAGGGAGATGACACACCAATTTCTCCGGGCGAGTTCCGTGATGTGGATGTGGCCTCTGGTGCGTTGCGTGACAATATTATGCCGTTGCCATATAAGGAGCCGTCACAAGCGTTGCTATCACTACTGGGTATTATCTCGGAAGAAGCACGACGGTTCGCAGCCAGCCCAGATATGAAAGTGTCAGATATGTCGGCACAGGCCCCAGTGGGTACAACACTTGCGTTAATCGAGCGTAACTTAAAGGTGATGTCGGCTGTTCAGGCACGGATGCACTTCGCCATGAAGCAGGAACTCAAACTCCTTGCGGTAATGATCCGAGACCACGCCTCTGAAAGTTATGACTACGAGCCAGAAGACGGACACATCCACGCTCGGCGCGAGGACTACAGCCACGTAGAGATTATCCCTGTCAGTGATCCTAACGCCAGTACATTGGCTCAGCGGGTAGTGCAGTATCAAGCGGTGATTCAGTTGGCTCAGATGGCGCCACAGATTTACAACCTGCCTAAGCTGCATCGGCAGATGTTGGATGTCTTAAATATTAAGGACGCAGCCGAGTTAGTGCCGTTAGAGGAAGACCAGAAGCCGGTTGATCCTATCAGTGAGAACATGGACATTCTTAACGGTAAACCTGTTAAAGCCTTTATGTACCAAGACCACGAGGCGCATATCCAAGTCCATATGGCAGCAATGCAGGATCCTGTGTTGATGCAAGTCATGGGTCAGAACCCACAGGCGCAGGTCTTAATGCAAGCAGCAAATGCGCATATTACCGAGCACGTTGCTTTTGCTTACAGAGATCAGATCCAACGCCAGATGGGTGTCACACTACCTCACCCAGACACTGAGATGACCGAAGAAGTAGAAGCACAAATGTCGCGTTTGGCAGCGGAAGCAGCAGGTCAGTTGCTTGGTAAACATCAAGCAGAAGCTCAGGCTAAGCAAAACGCCGAAGCACAACAAGACCCGATCATTCAAATGCAGCAGCAAGAAATGCAGATCAAGATGAAAGAAGTCGAGATCAAAGAGAAAAAGATGATGGCTGACGTTGCGGCAGACGCTGATAAATTGGCATTAGAGCGTGAAAGACTGCAGGCGGATATGGAGAAAGAAGGCTTACGTATTGGTTCGCATACTGCTCAGGTTAAGGCAAAGCTGGAGTCGCAACAACAGCTAGATATGCTAAAGGCAGGGCTTAAAGCCGAAGAGATGCAGGCTCGAAACCAAGCAGAGGGAATGCGAATGGGTATTGACGTCGCCAAGACCAAAGCACAGATATCAACGCAAACGCAATAAATGCAACAAACGAAAGGAGAGTAACGAATGGACATTATTGATCTACTACGCGGCAAATATCGGGAACGTATGAATGATATTGCTGACGCTGTTTCTACCGGCACATGCCGTAGCTATGAAGAGTACCAACGTCTGTGTGGAGTAATTGAGGGCCTAGCCCATGCAGAACGCGACCTTTTGGACCTTAAAGAAACGATGGAGAACAACGATGAGTGAAATTCTCATTGCGACAAACCCAGATAATCCTCAGATTATCGGAGCAATTAACACGGATAAGGCATCCCAGCTCCCCAAACCTTCCGGGTATCGTATGTTATGCGCTATCCCTGAAGTCGAAAAGGAGTACGAAAGCGGCATTTTAAAAGCAGATCAGACCATGCACTACGAAGAAGTGCTTACAACCGTACTTTTTGTGGTTTCAATGGGCCCCGATTGCTACGCAGACAAAGAACGATTTGTGTCTGGTCCATGGTGTAAGGAAGGCGATTTTGTTTTAGTACGTCCAAACTCGGGCTCTAGGCTGATTATTCATGGCAAAGAGTTCCGCCTCATTAACGATGATTCTGTCGAAGCAGTTGTCGAAGATCCTCGCGGCATTAAACGCAAATAAGGAGTAAACCATGCAGGAATACCAATTTCCCGATGAGAAAGATCAAAAACCGTCAGAGATCGAGCTTGAGCTAGAAGGTGCAGATGACAAGACCGAAATCGAGATCGTAGACGACACGCCTGAGCAGGACCGCGGGCGTAAACCGCTAGATAAAGAGATCGAAGAGCCTACTGAGGACGAACTAAACGACTATAGCGCTAAGGTTCAGAAGCGCCTTAAGGAGTTGACACACGCCCGCCATGATGAGCGACGCAAGGCTGAAGCCCTTACTAGGGAGAAGGTTGAGCTAGAGCGGGTGGCAAGGATGATTGCAGATGAAAACCGTCAACTGCACGAGTATGTGAATATGGGGCAAACG